GCCGGATTGATTAGGTAGGCCGCCTCTTGGCACGAGATGACCGGCCGCAGTTCGTCGACGACCTGGTAGACCCAGGATCGCTTGTCGCCGTCGTAGTAGGGCTTTTCGACCAGCGGGGGACGATTCAGGCGGTAGGTATAGCCGTAGCTCGGGGTGCCGAGCGACTTCACGCCCTTCTTGCCGACGTAGGCCAGAATCAAGCTGGTTCCCCAGATGTCGGCCACGGTTCCGGCATTGTCGGTCTGGTAGATCGCTCCGCCGCTCCGCAGCGTTTCGACCCCGAATAGACGGGCGAGCACTTCTTCGGTGATGTTGTCGCGGCCGGTGTACCGGATCCGGTCGAGCAGCTGCGCGTGCACCGACAGCGCCGCGAACACGCGAGCGCCCATCACGCAGACATTGGGGTAGCGGCCGACCGATGCGCGGATCGCTTCCCGGCCCGCCGCAATCGTGCCGAGCGGGTTTGAGTTCAAGGCTTCGGAAAACAGCGCCGAACCACTCAGCGTGGTGAGTTTGTGACTGGCGTCGTATTTGCTCGGATTGGTCGCCAGATCGGCTTGTGTCTTTTCGACCCATAGCGCGGTCGAATTCTGAACCATCGCAATCGCCGCGGTGGCCATGTCCACGCCGGGAACCTGTTCGGCCTCTTCCATCAGTTCGATGGGCACTTGCGCCTCGAGCGCATGCTGTTCGAGCCGGAACGTCTCGGAGCCGAATTCGAAGCCGATCCGCAACAAGTCTTCGCCGGGTGTGCGTACCGCGTTGTAAACCGAGAATGCTTCCTTGCCGAAGCTGATGATCTGGCCGCCGCGCTGATTGACCGGCGCTTCGGGGAACAGGGTCATTCCGACCATCTCCGCGTTCTGGTAGCCGCGGGCGATGTCCGAAAGAACCGGATCGATGTTGGCGCGGGCCTCTTTGGGGGTCATTTGTGCCATGGGTTCACTCCGTCTCGCGTTTGACTTCCGCTGTTGCGTGGTCAATCAGTTGGTGGAACTGGTACAGGCCGCGGCCCGGTCCGAACAGAAAATCGAAGAACGCGGCCACGTCGTTGGGGGAGCGCCAGCCGTTGACTGCTCGGCTGTGCAGGCACCACGCCCGGGCGAGGACGGTGACGGCCCGGTCCATCTCGGGCCGCAAGTCTTCGGCCAGGGCCAGAAACAGCTTTTGCCTCGCCGCATCGAGCGCCGGAACGAGGTTGGTCACGACGCCGGCGGCGTGGTTCGAGGCGTCCGCCAGTGCCGCGGATTGCAGCCGTAGTCCATCGATCTCCGCCACCAGCCGCGCCCGCTTTTCGCGCCAGGCGGCCGCGTCCTCCGGGGTCTCCATCGAGGCGGCGATATTCTTGTCCAGATCCTTCAGTTCCATTTCGGTGGCATAGAGCACCTCGGCGTGACGTTGCCGGGCCTCTTTCGCCTTCTTCGCGGCCTGGTTCGCGGCTTCGATGTCGCGTTCGGCCGCCGCGATGGCCGCTCGGGCTTTTTCAATGGGTTTCATGGCTTCTCTCTTGGGTTGGTGGCATGTTGGTCGAGCGACGGTGAGCCTTCATGATCGATCGGATTCGCCGCATCGATAGGCCGGTTTCCATGGCGATGTCGGAGATCTTCCGATCTTGGTTGCGCATCTCGACGACCGTTGCGGCCCTAGCCTTGGCCCGCAAACAGAACAGGCTCGGTATCTCAACGGCCGAACCGTGGAAGTGTTCCCACAGGCGGCGGCCGTTTTCAGCGCCGATAAGCTTCTCCAACTCGCCCGGTTCCTTGTGGCGAACATGAAGGATTCGCCCGCCGTACACGCGGCATAGTGCGAGGATCGATCGACGATCGATGCCCAGCCCCGAAAGCTCTTGCATCGATCGCGGAAGATCGCTGTCCGGAAGCGTCAGTAGTAGGTCATCGGCGCGCGACATGCGGAACAGTTTCCGCTGTCGGCGGGTGGTTGTAGCGGGGAAAGCTTTCCCCCGGCCGACCGGCAGGCCTCGCCGGCCGCCTGGTGGGACGTTGCCGCGGGCCGGTCTTCCGGATCGAGATTGGTGGGGGTTAGAGACTTTGACCGGCTAACGGTCGCGAGTTTTGGCGATCGGGGGGCGGCGAATGCTCACGGAGATCCATCAGGGTCAAAGATGTCCTGCTGATTCCAACCCGATTTAGCCGCGCTTGCGGCGTTCTTCTTTCTCTTCGGAAGGTCAGCGGCGGGGGGTTGTGTAATTCCACGGCTTCAGCGGCAGAAAGGACGGCCCTGGTGCTCTGACGTGCCTGGCTGGACTTCGCCATTCGTCCATGCGACGGAGCGAATCGGGATTGTCGAATTAGAGCCCCGTAGGGGCGCGCAAATGCCGGTGGTGGTGTTGTGGGATGGCCTTTTGATTTGCGCGGCGGCTAACGGTACGCTAACGGCCTTCCTGGCGATGTTTTGGGTGGGGCTCCGCACATTGCTGGCCATCGCGCTAGAACAGCCACACTGCAGGCACGGGTACGCGGATCTCTAGCGCCCGAGACGTGATGGTCCGAAAGTCAAGCGGGTCGTGAATGGGCAGGTTGGTTACCTGGCTCGCCGGCGCGATCGGATCGGTCACTTAAAGGTCGCTCCGCGACACGGCGCCAGTTGCCGACGGCAGCCCGCCGAGCAGCCAGCAAACGAAGCTCGATCGGCCATCATAGGGCTGTGTTACCGACCGCTCGCCATTGATGAATCGTTGTCGCTATCAATTTCGCGCATTTGGTGCGCGTTCACATCCGTCTGCCGGAAGGTCGAAGATCCCATGACACAGACAGAAAATTACCCTCGGCACATTCCGCCCGCGATCGCCGCCCTTCACGCGCCAGTATCGAGCCACGCGCCTTTTGGTTTATAGCGTTTCGTCAGTTTCTCGGATTCTTTCTCGTTGTCGTCGCTTGGGCAGCAGGGCGCCGGAGCCGGTTGGTCTGTCAACGCCAATGCGCCCGGTAATGCCCTTGCGAACGATCAGCTCGCGCAGATCCGCGCCGCCGTCCGCTACAAGCCAGGCGATGGGTCCTAGCTGTGCCGACCAGTCAGATCCCCGCAGCATGTGCGCCGCCCGCTCCAGGGATGCCGCGATTGTCTCCGGGTGTTCGTGCTTTGGCTCGGCTGCCGGTTTCCGGGCTGTGTCATCGCCGGCCAGCGTTCTCGTGTCACTCATTTACGGGGTCTCCGTCAGGTCGCTGCCGGGCAATGGACGCGCAATCTTCTTGATCTCCGCACTTATGTCAACATATCCGCGATCCATCACGGTCCCATGACAATAGGGAATAACACTCTCTCCGTCACTGTTAAACAGGTTGCGGAGCCGCCATGCCACGGGCCGCAAGCATTTGGGGCACGTGGTCGGGTGTCTCACGGTCGCTAAATCACCAGTCATTGACTCGATTTCTTCAGCGTGCGTGCAACTCAGAGGGCACAGGTCGTCAGATTTTGGTGTCTTTTCCGGGCAGCTCAGAACGGTCCAAAGAATATAGTCACGTCGCGGGACCGATGCGCGCTCGATCATGTCGTTCATGCTTTGACCGGTCCGGATGTCTTCGTTGATCGATCGCGCTTGCGGCGAGGAATCCGCCCTGCTGCGATGCCAGCAACGGCGCTAACCCACGCCCTTGTCTGCTTCTCTTCTTTCTCCAATCGTTGGCCGAATTTATGCAGCGCCGACTTCGATACCGTGTATCCAATGGATTTCAGCCATGCCGAATGGCCTTCGTAGTTTCCGAAACCGGAATCAATCAACCGCTCCCGAAGCTCGTGCTGGATGTTGGCCGGCAAGGCATAGAAAAAGGATCGTTTCGGCATCACCGCTCTCCTTTCTTGCTGGTTGCGGCAGATTTCTGGTCCATCCATCGCTGCAAACCGAGAATGACAGACGAAACGGTCCCTCGCGTGAGGAACCGGGGGCTGTCCACTTTTGCTGTCCGGCGCAAGAAGTTCTTGAAGGTAGGATCTTCAATGTCACGGAACCCCACAGCCACAGCCAGGCTTTCCATGGCCGCCCACTGCTTCGGGGTGGGCCGGTTGCAGCCGCGCCCGCCCCGAAGCTTTCGGATTGTGGGACTCGCTTCGTCCAATACCCCCGTGGCCCGGAATCCCTCCACCAAAGCCTCAAGCTGGCTATCGGTCAAGTTTTTGCAGGATCGCGCACCCGTCATCTTTTCAAGCTGTGTCCGGTACTCTGCGTCATCACACTGCATGCGGAAGAATGCCAGATGAACCAGTCCGATTAACGCGCGCCGGGCGTTGTTCGCTTTTGGTTGCATGGGACTCTCCGTTTACCGAAGGTTGATGCCGACGATGTTCGCGGCCGCCTGCAGATGCGCGAGCGTGATACGGGTGTTGCTGCTCGCATCGCATTCCTGCGCGTAATTCCGTGCATGCCGGATAACGGTATCCAGCGCGCGCAGCCTTCCAGACATGTCCGCTATCCGATGGCAATAATCCCGCTCCTGTTTTCCGGCGATGCCGTGGGCGTCCAAGATCATGCCCACGTCCTCCTTTCGTGGCGCGCCGATCTTCAATCGGACCCCTACACGCGACGATACCTGCGGCAGGACGGATGCCGTCGGCGCCGTTTTGGCATACACGGTATCATTACCCGAAAAAATGACAGCTATGTCGCCCTCGTCAAAAAAGGCACGAAGAGAATCAAAAGTCTCCTTCTTTAGATGTTGGGCTTCGTCAATGATCAGTAGTCCACGATCGAAATTCCATTGGCGAGACATTCTCGACATCGCCCGTTCGAACAAGTCATGCGCGCGCTGCACATAGCCACTCACGCCCATTTCACGTACTAACTCGTACAAGAGCTTGGTGGGCGTAGTGACCCCCGCGCCTGCCGATATCATGTAAGTATTGGGCATCGCTTTGGCTGCGTACCGGAGGGCGGTAGTCTTGCCAGTGCCAGAATCCCCGTAAATCACGCCGATGGTCGGCGTGTTCCTGGTCATCTCGGCTGCGGATATGATCATTCTGGCCGTTGGTGTCTCAACCCACGATGGATCTCCGGTTTCGGGGCTCTGTGCGTGCTTGTCGGGGTTGACATCAATCTCGTTAGACGCGGCAATCGTTAGCGTCTGCCGGGCGGTGTGCCTCTTGTCCAGGATTGCAAGATTCATTACACTATCTCCGCGTTGTTGGGGCGGCCGTTTAGGCCGCCGTCTTTTGGTTCCGTGCGCAAGTTGCGGTTGCGCGCAGAACGCTGGTCAAGTGATCCTTCGCTTGAAGTTTTCGTAACATCTTCGGTAGTAGGGGTCATCGCTAGGGCCGTCATCATTTGATGACGGCCTGGATCTCGGAAGGGCTGTCTGCAGTTCCACAACCTTCGGACTCGGCCAAGCATCCGGGATTTCACCCGTTTCCAGGTCGACCGATTCGGTCTCGGTCGCCAGCCATGCCGATGCATCGGTCATCTTACGTTCGGCGGCGGCTTGTGCTTTTGCGCTCTTGAGCCACCTCGCCTTTGCTTGTTTGTGGCTCTTTAGGCTCTGATGGTCGCGATAGCCGCTCCGGTCTCGCAGCGGCACATCAAACAGGTAGACCCCATTATCTTCGATGTTGATCGGCACGGTCGCGTCCGTCGGATCGAATCGCACGGTATAGGTGCGGGTGCTATCCAATCCTGCGCATGCCTCGGTCCAATAGACATTTCCGAGGACGCGGAATGAACCGTCCCGCTTGTCCGGCTTGACCCCTTCTGCCGCTAGTAGGCACCACCGCAATTGGTCATCCGTTGGATGGCGTACGGCAGTTGACTGGAGCAACTCACCCAAGACATCGTAGGGCGAACGGCCGCCCATCCCATGTCCTCGGTGCGCCCGCGAGTTATAGGCTGCGACTTCGTCTGCGAGAATCGCCAAGAAAAGCTCGATGGACACGGCTTTCTTGGGGTTAAATTCTTCGGGTTTCTGGTCCGGTGATGACCCGCAGTAGGCGCCCTTAAACTCAGGGCGCCTGCACATTTCCGCGATGAACTGCCATGTGCGTTCGATCGGTTTCGATTGGCCGTTCCCCGGCTCAGCCCAATGCACGCCGATACCCATCCGCGGGAGGATCCCAAGCACATCATCATCCTTGATTTTAAATCGGAAACGGTTTGACACGCCGCCGGTCATCAACTTAGAGGCATAGCCTCGGCCGTTATCGAACAGCACTCGTCGCGGAATTGCTTTCGCGCTTTGGCATGCGCGTCGCAGCGATAAGCGGATCAGGTCTGCTGACTCGGTCCTGTCGACGGCATAGCCCACGAGATACCGGGTCCGGATATCCTGCCAGCCTACAACAATCGGGCGCGCTACGATCTCCGACCCGTCCGCGTTCCGGAAGCGGCAAAATACGTCGGCCTTATGCCCGTCTGAACACCATTCTTCGTGCACCTCGACCGTGGTTGTGTCCCGGGGTGGCGCCGGGTACATGGCATTAAGTGCTTTCGATCCATCGCGTCGAAGAACTCTTGTCGTGCGCGGGATGGCGTCTATTCGGCCGCGGACGGCATCGATGCTAGGGATGATCCATCCCTTCTTTTTTCCGAGCCGCCGCGCGCGATCGACGATCGGCTTTAGCTTCGGCCGCGATTGCTGCAGCCAGCTCTCGCGGATGTAATGCCAGGCATCATCACTGAACTCGGCAGTGT